GGAAGTACTAAGAGCGTGCTCGACCCTAATGGAACACTCGAGGCTGACTTGTCTAGCGCATTGGCAACGACAATTAACCAGCTTCGTGAGGCTGAACAGCTACAGGTGCTCTTCGAGCGTGACGCCCGCGGCGGGACTCGTTACATTGAAATTCTTAAATCACATTTCGGTGTGACTTCTCCTGATGCCCGACTCCAACGCCCTGAGTATCTTGGCGGTGGTTCTTCGCCTATCAACATTCATCCAGTTCCCCAAACTTCCGCTTCTGGCGGAGGCGCATATCAAGGGAATTTGGCCGGATTCGGAACAGCCTCATTCAGCGGTCACGGCTTCAACAAGTCATTTGTTGAGCATGGCATTATCATTGGCTTGGCCAATGTTCGTGCTGACCTGACCTACCAACAAGGCTTAAACAAGATGTGGTTCCGATCTACTCGTTATGATTTCTATTGGCCTGCTCTCGGTCATCTCGGTGAGCAAGCCATTCTCAATAAGGAAATCTATAACGATTTGGCAGATGGCACTGCTCCTGGCCAGCGTGAAGCTGTGTTCGGTTATCAAGAGCGATATGCCGAATATCGCTACAAGCCCTCTCAGATTACGGGTATCTTCCGTTCGACTTATGCGACTCCGCTTGATATGTGGCATCTGTCGCAAGAGTTCGGCTCCCTTCCTGAGCTTGGCGATACGTTCATCCAGGATGATCCGCCAGTTGACCGAGTCATCGCTGTTACGACTGAGCCGCATATTCTGCTTGACGCCTACTTCAAGTATGTCTGCGCTCGTCCCATGCCCGTCTATGCAATCCCGACTCTCGGAGATAGACTGTAATGGACCCGGCCACGGGCATGATGATTGGCGGTATAGCCTCTGGTCTTATTGGCGGCGGCATGTCCATGTATGGACAACGTGAAGCCAACCAGACTAACGCATCCCTCAATCAGGCTACTCGTGATTGGTCGTCTTGGATGAGCAATACTGCTCATCAACGCGAGGTTGATGATCTGCGTAAAGCAGGTCTTAACCCTATTCTGTCGGCCGGGGGGGGTGGTTCTTCCACTCCCTCTGGCCCGACGGCTTCGGCTCAGTCTGAGCTTGAGGGTTTCGCTTCTAATGCTTCTGGTATGGGTCGTCTTTATTCTGATATTCAAATGATGAAGGCGAATATCAAGGCTACTGATGCTTCCCGTGTCAAAAATGAACAGGAAACCCGTCTTGCTCAACAACAGACTGCCTTAACTTCCGCTAACAAAAGAGTTGCGGAGGCTCAGGCTTTCTCTGCCGAAAATAGGGTTCTTCTTGAAAAACAGCATCCAGAGTTTTTTCGTTATACGGATGCTATTCTTCCTCGCATTCAACAAGCGACCGGTGCAATTGCCAATCTCTCCGCCCTTGGGGCGGCTGGCAAATATATTCTTGGTGGTCTTGGGAAAACTTCTGCCAAACAGATTCCTCAAATGTCTGTTCCAACGCCGAAGGCTCCTGATTCCTCTTGGAAAACTATCAAGGGCTTTGATACCAAAGCCGGCGGCTTAGAGCCGTGAGGTGATCTATGTCTATAAACTTCAAGGGCGAAATGCCCGTTGTTAACTGTAAAGGTGATGGTCGAGTGAAGCAAGAATTTGCTAAACGCTCGGACATCAATGAGATTCTTAAGCGATACAAAAAATCAGGTGTTGTTGATTATATCTCTAAGAATCGTGGCGTGTTCGCCGATGTTTCAGGATTCGGCGATTTCCGTGAGTTGGTTCAAAAGGTTCGTTCTGCTCATGAAGCCTTTGAAGGCCTTCCGGCCTCTCTTCGGTTTCGTTTCCATAATGATCCTGCTGAGCTTCTTGTCTTTATCAAAGATGCCTCAAATCGTCCTGAGGCTATCAAATTAGGGCTAATTGAGCCTCCTCCGGCTCCAACCCCTAAACCAGAGGAAAATCCTTCTGGTGAGCCTCCTGCTGCGTCCCAGGCGTAGTCTAAGCTCAATTCGTTGCCCCAGGTTCCTAGGAGGGACCTGGGGCTTTTTATTCTATTCTCTCTATTCGTTCTATTCTTAATGGGGATTCTATATCGATGTTTCGTGCGCGTTCTCGTGCGTGTATCTTCTCTCTTCTATTCCCCCTCTATGCCATTCGTTATTCGAGTCCACTCCTACGACGCCGAAGGCGGCGTTAATTGAGCGATTCTGCCCGTTTCCGGGCCTGCACACTATATATAACTTGATAACTAGTGTGCGGACTGACAGGTTAGTCTTGACAGATGTGTTTAAATCATTATAATTGATGTATGGAAATCGTGTTCATATGGATTGCGAAGATCGGTGGCGTCGCTTACGCAGTCGAGCGGGTTTGTAACCTTCTCATTGCGAGTTTCAAAACCAAAAAAATTATTGAGGAGGTATCCCACAATGAGGAAAAGGTCTCCGATGTCTCGAAGGAAATCTAAGAAAGATTTCCGCCGGAAGTCTGGCATTCATCCGAAGAATTCCATCAACTCTGGCGCAATGCGTGGCGGCATTCGTCTTTAATATGCCCTGCTATTCGCCCCTTCGTGCTTGCCTTGTAGAAGGACCGAAGGGGCGGCGCATTTCTTTTTCTAAATCCTCTCATGGTCAAGCCATGACCCTTCCCTGTGGTCGCTGTATTGGCTGCCGTCTTGAACGCGCCCGACAATGGGCCGTTCGTATTATGCATGAATCACAGATGCATGATTCAAATTGTTTTATTACTTTAACTTATGCTCCGGAGCATCTACCAAAAGATGGTTCTCTCTCTGTCTCTGCCTGTCAGTCCTTCTTAAAGAGACTCCGTTCTCGTGTTTCCCCTGTAAAGATTCGGTTCTTTCTTTGTGGGGAGTATGGGGAGAATTTTGAACGTCCTCATTATCATGCAATTATTTTCGGATATGATTTTCCCGATAAAGTCAAGATGATTTCTGCTGGTTCTCCGATATTCACGTCTGAAACGTTAGATGATTGTTGGGGTATGGGTTATACTTCCATTGGTTCTGTCACGTTTGATTCTGCTTCTTATGTCGCAAATTATGCGACCAAAAAAGTTACTGCTGATAAGCCTTATATAGATCGTCTTGGCCGTCGTCAGCCTTCCGCTAAGGAACATTATCAAGGCCGTCATCCTGAATTTATTTTGATGTCTCGTCGTCCTGGTATTGGTCGTCATTGGATTGAAAAATTTCAAGCTGATGTCTATCCTTCTGACGAGATTATTGTAAATGAACATATCAGTAAGCCCCCCAGGTATTATGATAATTTCTATCGTCTCGACCACGAACTAGAGTTCGCCCGACTCTCTGAGATTCGTCAGGCGGCTGCAAATGTCGAGTATGAACAAAAGCTACGCTGTGGAACTATTAAGGTTGCCAAAGGCCGTGACTCCCGAAAGTTGGATGTCCGGCGCAAGATTTGCGAAAGCAAAATTAAGTTAAAATCACGTAACCTGGAGAAATTAAAATGATGAAAGCATACGCAGTATTTGACGCAAAAGCGGCGGCCTATGGCCTTCCTATGTTCGTTCCCACGTCTGGCCTTGCCATTCGTGGATTTTCGGATGCCTGCAAGGATAAGCAGTCTCCTTTGTTTCAGCATCCGTCTGATTATTCGCTCTATGAATTGGGCGAGTATGACAGAAACAGTGGGCTTCTCACGCCTTGCGAAAAACCTGTTTTTGTCTGTAGTGCCTCTGAATTCGTTCAGAAGGAAATTAAACAGGAGGTTCTATAAATGAACCAACTCCCCACAGTGATGCGCCATGACTTCTCGAAAGTCCCGGCCATTAATATTGAGCGGTCAAAGTTTGACCGCTCCCATGGTCTCAAAACAACGTTCGATGCGGGCTATTTGGTCCCGATCTTCGTTGATGAGGCCCTTCCAGGTGATACATTCAACCTGCGGTTGTCCTGCTTCGCTCGTTTGGCAACGCCAATCAAGCCGGTCATGGACAATCTTTACCTTGAAACATTCTTCTTCTTTGTCCCATATCGTCTAGTCTGGGATAATTGGGAGAAGTTCAACGGCGCAAAGGATAACCCCGATGATGATAGCGTGTATATCCTTCCTACAATCCCAATGCCTGCAGGCGGTCCTGAAGTAGGGACCCTCGCAGATTAATTCGGGATTCCA